ATTGTGTCGCCTGCCGTGTTTGTCAGCGGCCTAGCAATGTTTGGCGTGCCTGCCGGATTGTTAAACGGAAAATGTTGCTTGCACGCTACGCTGGCGTTTGAACTGCTGAACGACCATTGGTCTGCCTGAAGCCATGGCGGTGCATCTGGATTCTCAGGATCGTTGTTTTCATCGTCAGGAATTCCATAGCTGTACGTGACCGTGACATGATGGCGGTCGGGCTCATCAACCGAGATGCCGTCGCAGATTAGTCCAGCGTGGTCAGGGTGGCCCGAACCAAGTTGAATGCCGATGGCATCAATGACGGCCTGCTGCGACATCGGCTCATCAACGGTGGCCATGTAGACACGGCCAGCCGTTGGGCTTCCGCCCAGCTTGTGGTCATACGTCCTGGGGATTACTTCTCGAAACGTCAGCGGCACGTCAGGCTCCAAGAATGTCCACGGTGCCAACTTGGTCGGCGGTCTTTGCGATTTCCTGCCGGATCTTTTGCAACTCCTTCAGTTGCTTGCGGTACTCCTGCACCGCTGGATCGTCAGACTGATCCTGTGAAAACCGCTGGAGGGCTGCATATCCTGATGCCGTCCTGGTGTCCTCGAGTTGCAGCAGTTCTGTGCTGGGCTTTGCAAGTGCGGCTAGCCGCTTTTCGTCAAACGCCAACCGCGCCTCTGCATATTTTTCCTCAAGCTTTGCACGCTCCTTGGCAGCCTTGGCGGCCCCGCTGGCGATGTCCTTCTCGCGGGCCATGGCCTGGTCAAGTTGGGCCAGCCTTCGAGTGCCTGCGTCTAGTGCGTCTTGGTTGCCAGCCTCCCTGGCCGCAGCGATCTCTTCCTCGGTACGCCTGATGTCTTGCTCAATAGCTTGCACTGCTTGGGCTGCAGCAAACCGCTGATTGTCGCCGCCGAACTGCTGCTCCACAGTCAGCCGTTGGATTGAGGCATCGGCCTCCTTGCGTGCTGCATCGCTGGCCTTCTTGGCCTCCTCGGCTGCTTGCTGAGCCGCACCCTTTGCGGCGTCAAAGGTGCTCCCAATGGCACCTGCCGTGGCCTCCGCCACTGCCTGGGCTGACACTGCCGCCTGCTGGGCAGCTTTTGCAGATGCCTTAGAGGCGTTCTCGGCTTTGCCTCCGGCCTGCTGTGCACTCAGGCCCCACTCCAGCAAAGCACCTCCTGCGGCGCCGACGACTACGGCAATCAGGCCGATGCCTGAGCTAGCCAGCAACGCACGAACGGCTGCGGCAAATCCACCGGTGGCAATCGCAGCAATGCCGCAATACACCTGATAGGTCGCCATGGCTGTCACAGCTAGGCCGATGCCTACGGCTGCACCCTTGGCATTACTGGCAAGAAACTCAATGGCAGACCCAATTGCATCAAACACCGGAGACAGCAGAGAGGCTACGGTATAGGCAAGCGTCAGGGCACCGCCAAACGCTTCAATCACGCTGGTTGCCGTGCTGGCGATCTGCTCAATATCAAGAGACGCAGCAAAGTTAATGAACTGCTCAGCCGCTTGAGTCAACGCTGGGGCCAGTTGAGCCAAGATCTGCTGGCCAACGATCTCAATGGCTTTGCCAGCCAGCTGGAACGTGTCGCCAAGTTGATTGATCTGGCTTACATCTAGTGCACTGAGGCCACCGCCGAATTTGGACAGGAAATCCTGCGACGTTTGCAGGTTGCCGCCAAGCTCTCGAAAGACAGGCAGCAGCTCGGTGCCGCTCCTGCCAAAGATTGACACTGCAGCCGCCGCCCGCTGGGCCGGGTCTGCAATGTTGTTGATGGCGTTGGCAATAAGCGTGAACTGCTCAGACGATGAAAGCCCCTGGAAGTCAGCGGCATTCAATCCGATTGACGACAGCGCTGCCACGGCTTCCTTGCCGCCCTGAGACGCCTTGACGATTGTGACCTGTGCTTTGGTGAACGCCTTGCCAAGGGACTCTGTGGACACGCCAGCCAGGTCTGCCGCTAATTGCAGTTCCTGCAGCTGCGAGTAGCTGACGCCAAGTTCCCGTGACAGATTCGACGTGGATTCAACGGCGTCAAAAGCGCCCTGGGCAAATCCAGAAAACGTGCTGTACACCGACTGCACGCCGTTGACGAATGCTTGACCAATGGACAGCGTCTTCAAAACGCCAACGTCGCCTGCAGTCTTCTTTGCCGCCAGGCCAAGCTTCTCAAGCTCAACGGCAGCGGCGTTGACGCCCTGGGCCATGCCCGTGGCAGACGCCGAGATGTTGAACCCAAGTGCAATCGTGGCCATGGCTACTGCTTCTTATTCAAGTCTGCGGCCATTTGCCGCAGCACGTCGTGAATCTGCGTCTTGTGTTGCGGCTTCTTCTTGAGTACCGGAATGAAATCGTTTGGCTCAGGCACCTGCCCACGCCTGCAGTAAGGTGCCAGAATCGCTGCGGCAATCGTTCCAGTTTGCTCCCACTCTCCACCGATCGGTTCGTAGTACAGATGCAATGCCATCCACATGGAAAATTCTTTGCTGTCCATGCGCTGGTGCAGTTCACCAAGCGTCATGCCCAGGTGCCCGGCCAGCCGCATGGCAAACAACAGTGCGGGCCGGGCGTTCATTCCCCCGCTAGTTCGTTCACGTCCTCCATGCTCATGGCATTGTGCTTCATCGCACGATTGAACAATCGGTCCACGACGGCAATGCTTTTGCCTGCCAGCTTGTCGATCTCAGAGTCGGTGAAAAGGCGGTTGCCTTCCTTGTCGCACAGGCATCGAGCCAGGAACTTTGAGCGGAAGTTCTGGACGCCCTTTTCCTTGTTGGCCAGCCATTCGCATTCGTAGGCGTCACGCTCACCAACCGTCATCACTCGCACGTACACGTCTCCGCCCCACTCCTTGACGTGCACCTTGAGCACGTTTAGGTCATTGGCTCCAAGAATCGCGTCTTTGGTCAAATCCATGGCTGCTCCTGCTAATTGAGAACCTTGAGCGAGATGCTGTATTTAGTGACCCCGTTGAGTTCAGCATCGGTGCTCACAGACTCATAGAGTGCAGGAACTGTCAAGTTGCAGCCGCCGCCTGTGATTGTCAGCGTGGCCGTGCTTCCTACGTGCGTTACCGCAACGCCAGACATGCTGAGGCATTGAATGGTCAGATTTCCGACTTCATCCGACCACGGCACGGCACGGCCCTTAGAGCCTGCACCGCCGTAGTTCCACGAAAGCGACTGCATTTCTTGGAACGTCACGGCACCCCATGTGGCAGAGATGCCTGTGCTGTATGTCGCCACGGAAACCTCCGTGGTTCAAGCCAAAGAGAAATCGGCGGAACCACGCACCACGTCGTTTACCGTCAGCGTGACGCTGGACGAGTTGCAGGTAGCCGTGGCACTCACCGCAACGCCGCCAGTGATGGTGAGCGTTCCGGTGGTGTTTTGAGCGATGACCGCATTTCCGATGTACTCGATGCTGACAGACTTGCCGGTGTCAGTCGTTCCGGCAGATCCGACCAGCGGCCTGGACTGCGAGAGCACAGAAGCCCCGGTCGTCTGGCCAAGGTGGGACACGTCGATTGCATCGGTGCCACCGCCGCCTGTGGCGCCGATCGTGTAGGTGATGGACGTGACGGTGAAATTCGTACCGCCGAAAGAGAACGTCGTGCCAGCATCATGGGGCGTGACGGCCATGCTTTAAATCTCCTGCCAGATTACGTCGTACACCTGCGTGATTTGATAGGCCGGAGGCAACTCCGCACCGCCCAGCGAAACAAAATCGTCAGACTCGTTTTCCAGGGACGTTTGCTTCACAGTCGTATTGTCCACCGTGCCGCCGTACCCATCCAGAACGACACGCATGGCGTCAGCCACTTCACGGGCCTGGTCGTAGGTGGCGCCGTAGATGCTGTATTCCAGCGTCAGCTTTGGAGTACCCAGAGGGCTTCCGAGCGTCTGCGTCCGCTGTATGCCTATGCGGCGCCACGTCACGTACGGCAGCGGCGTTTCCGTTGGAACTACAAGAGGCTTGACCCTTGCCCCAATCAGCGAAAAGACGGCCGTGCTCGAGGTAAGCGCAGTGAGCAGGACTCTTTCTGGTGCTTTCATGGCCCAAGATCCCTTAGCCGTTTGGCGTATTCAGCGCTTGCTTTGGTCAGCGCCTTCCGCATTTCACTGTCAATGATGCTCTGCATTTGGGACCGCGATGACGCAAAGGCCCGCTGGAGGGGATGCTTGGCCTGAGTGCCACTGACTCGACCTGTGGCAATAAAGTCCAGCGGATACGTACCACGCCCCTTCGACTTGAACGGGCCACGGCCGGAGAAGGACGACAGGACTCCGCTTTTGTTTCCCGACGCCTCAAGGTAGTTTTCGCGCCTGGTGCGAATCCTGCCGCCAAGCAACACCCTGCCACGCCGCTTGGATCGTGTCTTGAAACCAGGCGTCCTTGGCTTGGTTCCAAACTCAACTAGGTGCGAGTGATAGGCTCTGTTCGGCCCCTTAAGAACTGTGCCGCCGCCAAAGGCAGGCGTGGCGCTCTTCTGGCTTTTGCTGTTTGTCGGCCGCCTCGGACCAACGACGACAACGCTGACGGGCAAGCCTTGCTTGTTGTTGGTGTACTTCCGCTCGGCCTTGCTGACGCTGGCCAGCAGGTTGCCGGTGACCTGGCCCAGCTGAGAGTAGTTTGCCCGCAACGCCGCCATACCTGGCTTGGCGGCTTTCCGCAGGGCCTTCATCTGGTATTTGATGCTGATGTCTTTTGGCAGTTCCTGCAGCTTGGCCACCACGTCCTTGAGCGGCTCCACGATGCCAAGGTCGATGCTGCCCTTGGTGCGACGCTTGCCAAGGCGAATGCTGATAAACGGGTCTGCCATTACTTCACCGTTTCTTGGCAGATGATTTCGTGCTCGCTGCGGTTGCTGTGCTCGAGCAGGCTCACGATGTCCAGCGTGCGGGAACGCCACGACAACCGCATGTTCTGAGTTAGACCAGGCAGGTAACGCATCCGCACACGGTGCGTTACGCCAATTTCCTGCTGGCCTAGGCCAAGAGACTCGCGTGCGGATACGCCTTCAACGCTGGCCCACGCTGACGTGCTGTTTGCCCAAGACAGGACCGTTTCGCCAAAGGCATTTGTGCTGCCGCTGGCAATCTGCACCGTGACGCGCTCGCGGAGCTTGCCGGCGTCAATCATCGGTAGGAGCCCCAGCGTTGCGAGTCCAGCAGCGACTTCACGCCGAACGGCACCTCAGTACCGCCAGCGTTGTCTGCTGACGCCCTGCGTTCGTACCACGTGCCGATCAGCATGAGCATGGCGTGCCGGATCGCCGCCGGGACGCTCGTGCCGCTGGCTCCATAGCCAGCCCACCATGT